AAGAAGAACTTAAAAAACAATCAAACCAATGAAAGGAATAATTTTAAAGCACCTGCAAAAAATGGAATTTGTTTGTGGGTTAAAACAATTTAAGGAGTACAAAGAAGAAGATGCGATTGAACTACTTGATTGCCTAAACAAGCTATTTACTAGCTATGGGTGGATGAATGAAAGCCGGGTCGATTACATCCTTCACGCAGGGATGCGGGGGCAGTACGGTGACTTCTACCATGTCAATGAAAAGAATGTAAGCGGATGGATTAATCAATACTACACACATCACCAGAGCCAAATAGTGCAGGAAGTACAGGCAATGAATAACAAAGATCAAGAACCTACGAATGAAGAAATAGAATATTGGATTGAAGTAGGAAAGCAGATATTCCGTGATAATTACCAATACGCAAAGGATCACGGCTTCTGCAAAGATCTAGCTGAGTGGGGTGCTAATTGGTTTAATAAATTCCAAGAGAAAGGAATATTGAAGCCTTGGATGTATCAAGTAGAAGAAATAGAAAATGATGTCCGCAGGGAACTAAGGCTTACTACAAGATACATAGATGAAGTCACGGTAGGGGCAAAGTCAAAGAATAAGATCTGGAAACTATTTATTTTGGAATCTATCAAAGAAAACAGAAACCTAGATCAATTAATATGAAAAAGCTAATTGAAAATCTAACACCTAAAAAGCAGGATCTATTCAGCATTCAGTCTACCCTGCTTTCAATCTTTGCCCTATTCCATTTTGAATTTGAATTCGGCTTTCTGTTCATGGTCATAGTAGCCCTGTATACTATCGGGATGGATCTAATTTATAAAGCCTGCAAATGATTCAATTTAATATAAACCAGAAGCCTCTTTCAGTCAATGAAGCCTACAGGGGTAGAAGATTCCGCACAAAAGCCTACATAGAATTTGAAAGATTGATGCTTTTAAAAATGCCAAAGGGCAAAGTAGATCCTGAGCAGATGCTAAGGGTGGAACTGTTCTTTGGCTTTTCTACCAAATCAGCGGATATCGATAACCCCATCAAAGCTACCCTAGATTTGGCACAGAAAAAGTACGGCTTTAATGATAAGATGGTCTTTGAATTAAATGTGAGGAAATGCATAGTAAAAAAAGGTGATGAATTTATCAGCATGGGGATATTTAATATGCTGCCTTTTTAGACAAAATTCACCCTTTAAAATTGTATATTCATTTTTATCCTATATTTGAAGAAATAACAAACCAAATGAGCGTAGAAGAAGGAAGATTCATCAGGCAGGCTAGAAAGAAAAGTGGATATACACAGCTAGAACTTTGCAAGAAGCTAGGTCTAAGCCATGCACCTATCAATCAAGTTGAGAATGGATGGGAGTCTATAAGCCTGTTCAATCTTAGAATGATCTGTGAGGCTATAGGCCTGGAGGTAGTGATCAAAGAAAAGAACATAAATTCCTAATTATGGCGAATAAGCCACAAATAGAAAATGCCTAGAATGCTCCCAAAATCCAAACTAGATTACTCTCTTGAGATCCGCTATAGGCTTTCAAGCGGGGAGTGGTCTAAGTGGATGAACAAGGGAAAGGGTAGCTTTCAAAGTATTGATATAGTACAGAGGCAGATTCGAACTCTAGCAGCCGAACACTACGGCAGACAAAAGGAGATTCGATTTGAATGGAATGGATGGCTATGTGATTACTCAGGGCAGCCTACAGGGGAAGTAATTAGCCTAAAATGAAATCGATCGGATGGCTATATGATCAGGAATTCAAATATGTTTTCCAGAACATAGGAAAGGATCTATGGGAAGATCTACGGCAAGAAGTAGCGGTCATAGTCCTGGAATACGATTCAAAAAAATTGCAGGAACTAGAAGCTAAGGGAAAGCAGGTTTTCAAGTTCTGGATAGTTCGGATCTGCTGCAATCAAACGAACAGCAAATACGGGAAGTTCGGCAGGATGTATGCAGCCCTATTACCTGTGGAGGACATAGTCAAGTTCATCAAGGAAGAAGAAGAAATAGATAACAGCCAAGCAGTAGCAGACTCAATATCTAAGATCATTGAAACCCTGTATTGGTACGATCAGGAAATACTAAAGATGTATGTGGAACTAGGTTCTGTGAGGAAGGTATCAAAGCAGACAGGCATTCCACACACTTCAATTTTTATCACAATTAAAAATATCAGAAAATGTATCAAGCAGCAGTTGGTGTACTAGGTTCAATAGGGATAACCCTGATCTACTTCTACATCCTAAACTTTCCTAAATTTTTTAAGAAAGTCACGAGCAGAAATTTGGTAAAGCCTTTTAGCTGCTCCTTTTGTATGTCCTTTTGGATCAGCCTATTTTATCTAATCTTAAAAACAGATATACTATCTGCGATATTTATAAGTAGCACAGTACCCTTCATCTATCTTTATGTGGAGGATCATTTCACTAATAAATTTCAACTATGACACCTGAAGATCACGAATTATTCAAGAAGCATTTCGAACTATACGAATGCTACAAAAAGCACGCTTTCATTCGCAACTACGATAAGGAAGTCTACAATGACTTAATTCATCTCTATACTACCTATGTCAATGAGAAGCACAATTTCTCACACTGGTGCAGTAGCTGTAGGGCAGAACTAGTCAACTACCTATATGGTTGGTACACGAATGAGGAAAACACGACCTGGTACAGAGAGCAAAAAGAAGAAGAAGCAGAAGTACCTTTCACCACAGAAGAACCTGTGATTGAAAACAAGCCGATCACAAGAAGAAGAAAAACCAAATAAACACATGGACAACAAACCAAAAATTAAACTAGGCAACGGAAAGAAAAGAAGCGGATCATGGCTCACGGCTGCGATCTGCTTATCCGATGCTGAGGCACACGCTTACACCTACAACGGGAAGAAGTATGTCAATCTGAATATCAATATCTACGATCAGCCTAATGAATACGGCAAGGATGTAGCTATCAGCCTAAATGAATACAAGAAGGAAGAAGGTGCAAAGCCACAGGCTAACAAGATGCCTGCTACTCCTGCAACTCCTTACCAGGCGGAAGACTACGATTTACCCTTCTAACTATGGCAAAGTTCAAACTAGAAGTAGAGGAAGGATTCTATGAATCGGACAGCCTTACATCCCTGATCCTTGAGGTGCTGAAGCATAGGTTCTGGCATCTAAGGACTCATGGCAAGTGGATAGATTAAAAACAAAATATAAACATCAAATCAAAAAAACCATGTCAAACTTTCAATTGAATTTCAATAGCCCTAAGAAGGTAGTGAGTATCACACTAGATGAAGAGGAAGGAATCTTTCAACTAGCGTATTTGTTTAAGAAGTTGCTAGATGATGCAGGGATAGCAAACAAAGTAGAGGAAAAAGAAGTAGAAACTCCAGAGGCTACAGAAGTAACGAACGAAAAGCTAGACTAATGGAGATCAAACTAGTTAAACTTTCAGATATCAAAAGCAATCCTAACAACCCTAGGATTATTAAGGATGATAAGTTCAGAAAGCTAGTCAAGTCTATTCAGGAGTTCCCAAAGATGCTTGAGATCAGGCCTATCGTGGTGAATGCTGACATGATAGTACTAGGGGGAAACATGAGGCTAAAGGCTTGCAAGGAAGCAGGGCTAAAAGAAGTTCCTGTGATCTTTGCGCATGACCTTACAGAAGATGAGCAGAAGCAGTTTATTATTAAGGATAATGTAGGCTTTGGTGAGTGGGACTGGGATATGATTGCAAACGAATGGGATGCTGAGCAAGTAGAAGAATGGGGACTTGATATTCCTGATTTTGGCGTTACTGAAATACCAGCAGCTGAGGAAGACGATTACGAGATGCCCGAAGAACTGCATACTGATATTGTCTTAGGAGATTTAATTGAGATAGGTGAGCATAGATTGCTTTGTGGGGATAGTACCGATAGCGATGCAGTTAAGAAGTTAATGAATGGTGAAAAAGCGGACATGGCTCATAATGATCCACCTTACGGAATGAAGAAAGAAAGTGATGGGGTTTTAAATGACAATCTTAATTATGATGACCTTCTTGATTTTAATCTTCAGTGGATTCCACTTCAGTTTATGCATTTGAAGGAATCTTCAAGCTGGTATTGCTGGGGAATAGATGAACCTTTGATGGATATTTATTCTGAGATATTAAAATCCTACATTAAAGAAGATAAGATTTATTTTAGAAATCTAATTACATGGGACAAGGGGAACGGTCAGGGTCAGCTTTCAAACCTTAGAAGAAGCTTTGCAAATGCAGATGAAAAATGTCTCTTTGTTATGCTAGGTCAAGATGGACAAAACAGAAAAACAGATGATTTTTATCCGGGATTTGAAGATATATTAAATTGGTTAAAAAAAGAAAAAGATAAAAGTGGATTAACAAATAATCAAATATTAGAAATTACATCCTCAGCACATACTCATTATTGGTCAAAATCTCAATGGTCATTTCCAACAGAAAAAGATTACAACGCTATAAAAAAAGCAAGTAATGGAAAGGCTTTTGAAAAAGAATATTCTGAATTGAAAAAACAACACGAAAAAGCAAAAAATGAATTGTATTCATCAAGATCATATTTTGATAATACTCATGACAATATGAATAACGTTTGGCACTTCAGCAGGACTAGCAACCTAGAAAGAGAAGATACAGGGAATCACGCGACTCCAAAGCCGATACCTTTATGCGAAAGGGCTATAAAATCAAGCTGCCCTGATAAGGGTTTGGTTTTAGATATGTTCCTAGGATCAGGGTCGACAATGGTAGCAAGTCATCAACTTAAGCGCAAGTGCTACGGCATAGAATTAGATCCTAAGTACTGTCAAGTGATAGTTGACAGGATGAAGAAACTAGATCCTAGCCTAGTGATTAAAAAGAACGGTATTGCACAAAATTAAACAATATGAAAAAGCCTGATAGATCCGTGATAGAGAAAGCCATTGTGAAAGCATTTGGTAACCTTTCTACAGCCTCAAAGTCTTTGGCAGTAGAAAGGGCTACCCTTTACAAATGGATTGAGCAGGAGGGTTTAGAAGAGGCCGTACAGGAAGGCAGAAATAGAAGGCTTGACTTTGCAGAATCTATGCTTGACAAAGGGATGCAGGAAGGTAACATGACTGCTACCATCTTCTTCCTTAAAACTCAAGGTAAGTCTAGAGGCTATGTCGAAAGGCAAGAGATCACAGGAGCAGATGGAAAGAAATTTTTTGAAGTCACTATCCTAGATGACAACGAAAAGCATTAAAACAAATAAGGTATTTCGCCATCTTGAAAGTAGCAAATCAAAGATAGTAGTACAGCAAGGTGGCACTAGATCAGGGAAGACCTATAACATTCTTCTCTGGATCATTTTTTCATATTGCGAAAAGAACACGAATAAGATCATCACGATCTGTAGGAAGACCTACCCTGCTTTGAGGGGTACTGTTATGCGTGACTTTTTGACTATCCTGAAAGATCATGAGATCTACTCAGAAGATGATCACTCAAAGACAGCATCTGAATACAAGTTGAATGGCAATGTCATAGAATTCATTTCTTTGGATATGCCTCAGAAGATCAGGGGTAGAAAGCGTGATCTACTTTTTTGCAATGAGGCTAATGAGTTGACCTTTGAAGATTGGCAGCAGTTACTATTCAGAACAAATGAAAAGGTTGTAATTGACTTCAACCCTTCGGAAGAATTCCATTGGATTTATGATCAGGTGCTACCTAGAAAGGATGTCGAATTCTATCAAACTACCTACAAGGATAACCCATTTTTAGGGGCTGAGATCAAGGCAGAGATTGAAAGGCTCAAAGATATAGATGAGAATTATTGGAGGGTCTACGGGCTAGGAGAAAGGGGTCAAAGCAGATCCCTAGTATATACCTTCAGTACTACCAAGCAGATCCCGAAGGAAGCGAAGCTAGTAGCCTATGGTCTTGACTTTGGATTCTCAAATGATCCTACGGCATTGGTGAGAACTTACATTCTAGATGATGCAATGTATGTGGATGAATTGATCTATAGAACAGGCATGACCAACCAAGACATAGCCAAAGAGATGCAGAACCTGGGACTTGAAAAGCAGAATGAAATCTTTGCAGATTCAGCAGAACCTAAAAGCATTGAAGAAATCTACAGGATGGGATGGAATGTGAAACCTGTAGTGAAGGGGGCAATCAATCTAGGGATAGACATCATTAGGAGATACAACCTTTATGCAACTGAAGGAAGCTACAACCTGATCAAGGAACTCAGGAACTACAAATACATAGAAGATAAAAACGGGCAAATGACTAACAAGCCTGTAGATAATTTCAATCACGCACTAGATGCACTTAGGTATTCCGTGGTAAATAAGATCTCAAATAGTCACCTAGGGAAGTACTCCTTCAGATAGATACATCAAACCAAAAAAATATATTTAAAACTATGTGGGATAAATTGACTGTCGGGCAGTTCATCAGCCTGTACGATATCGAGACAAACGGAAACCTAAACATCATTGAGAAGCAGCAGAAGATGCTTGCAATTGTGGAGGGTAAAAGTGAGGAGCATTACGATTCATTCAAGTATCGTGATCTCATGCATGATTACGCTGAGAAGTTAGATTTCTTTAATAACATTCCACAGACTAAACCTGTAGACTTCTTGCAGGTAGGAAATAACAAGTACAAATTCTGCTATGAACTAAACGAGATAACGGCAGGGCAATACATTGACATTCTAGCCTTTAGTGGTGAGATCATGCAACTCAACAAAATTGCAGCGTGTTTCTTTTTACCTATGAAGGGGAAGAGATATCAGGGCTATGGGGTAGTGCCTCATGATGTGGTAGCGGATGATTTGCTAGGGGCAAAATTTATAGAAGTTTATAGTTGTATGCTTTTTTTTTGTCAATTATTCAGCGAATTAATAAGCAATACAATAACCTCCTCAATGATAAATCGGGAGATGGCGGAGAAGGTAGTCCATTTATGGCAAGGTGGGGCTGGGTATTTAGCACTAAGCAAGTCGCAGACTTCCAGAATATAACAGTAAATGAAGCCTATGATCTACGGGTGATTGAGTACTTAAACACCCTAGCATATTTAAAGGATTACAATAAGGACAAAGAAGCACAATATAAGAAATGGTCGTTGCAAACCAGAACCAAGTAGACAACCTGATCAATGTAAATGGTCAAAGACTATCAGTCAATCAATACATCCTAGATGTAGAGAAAATGCTTGTCACAAATGTGAAGGAAGCAATGCTGAAGTTAGGTGGGAATATTGTCCTCAACCTAGCAAAGTATGCACCTGTAGATGAGGGAAAACTAGCTTCTTCTTTTTCAGTCATTGGAGTAAATGAAACAAAGGAAGGATACAGACTCGAAATAGGTGTAGATGCTGACTATGCGGACTACATAGATAAGGGGGTCAAGGGTATTCAAAACAAGCGCAAGACCTATAAGAATGATGATGGTAGATTCTATCAATTCAAAACTTATGGGATGCCTGTCGAAGCCTTGCAACAATTAGAAGGATGGATGAAGCGCAAGAACATGGAGATTGAAGCAAACAATCTAATCGAAGGTCGAAATGTTCTACCACAAATTTCAAGTAGTGCTAAGCGATTAGCCTACTACATCAAAAAGTATGGTATTGAAGGAAGGCAATTCATCAAGCAGTCAATAGATGAAGCAACACCTGATTTCAATGTCGATGTTCAAAGCATTGGAAGTAATTCACTCGTTTTAAGAATAAGCAAATGATAACCTTAGTCCAACCTACCAATAGTATTCTGCCTGCATTCAATCGTATCAACTACACGATCAGCAGCGACAACGCAAACCTATCAGGCTTCAAATATGTGGTTAAAGTATATAATACTGCAAACGAATTGATCACTCAGGCATTCTACGATTCCCCTGCTAACCCTGCGGATTCTGTAG